AAAGAAACGCTAGTTTATGACACCAGTAAAAGAAACTAAAGAATACAATCGCATCTTTAGAAAAGTATTATTTCAAGTTCTTATAGACCCTACAAGAGGTAAATTATTCAAAGATTTATGTGATGCAAGAGGCGAAAAAGCAAGTGCAGTATTGAGAAGCCTTGCGTATCAATATGCCGAAGCTCATGCAGATGGAGAAGATTATAAAGATGCAGAGTCAGAAGATATGAGACTTATGAACAAAGCACAAGAAAGTCGTATCGCTAACGGATTTAATTGGACAAAGAAGTGCGAGGACTAAGAATGTTAGATACCTTTGCGGGTATCGGTGGTTTTTCTTACGCTGCTACTAAACTGGTAGGAGGATATAGAACCACACAATTTATTGAAATTGATCCATTTTGCCAAAAGATTCTTAAAAAACATTTTCCATTTACTCCAATCCATGATGACATCAGAACATTCACAGCTATCCCTGGACAATATGATGT